TCCCACTGCCGGGCTTCCTCGCGCTTGATTGGCCAGCTCGACAACTCGCCTTTCGATAGATTCGAAGTCAGCCGGTCACGCAGAGTCTTGGCATGCCGCTCGACCAGCTCGCACTTGTATAATTTGGCGTCATCCAGTGAAAACTCCGGGTTGACCAGCGAGCCGGCAAAACGTTCTTTACCCATCAGAGGAGCTCCATAAAGACAGCGGGCCCAGCGTTGCCGCCATCAACCGCCGATAGCGCTCCAGACCACGTGGGCGAAGGGAGGGTAAACGCCCCTGGGGACGCTGTCATGAACGCGAGCGAATTTCCCGCTGCGTCCGGACCAAAGGCAGTCACCGCGTACCCGAAAGCCAAGCGGAACGAGGCCGACCCGTTGTCGACGATAGCGGCAACGTAGTAGCGATCGGGCGGCAGCCAGATGGGAGACGTCAGTGCATACGGCTGCAGGCCCGCGGCAACCGGCCTGCTGCCGGTTGTGGCCAGCAGCTTACCGACCGAGCCGTCCACGTTTACTCGGTAGATCGCGAAGTTGATGTTGCCGCTCGCGGAGCCGCAAAATACCCGGAACCCCTTCATCTGACGCGGGCTGTCGTGTTTGTACTCAGACAGGTAGATTCGGTTGGCGACAACGCTGCCGCCCGATACGTTCGCGTAGCCTTCGGGGAAGGCGGCTATCAATTGAGCGGCGGCGCCAAACTGCATTGTCGCGCGCCGCCCAGGGGAAAATGTCCCGGTCAGTGGGGAGATGTATACTTTGTTCGTTCCGGTTAGGTTGGCCGCTGACACAGCGCCGCCAGCTTTCGTCAACGAGCCGCCAACGAAGGTTGCCTGCACCAGGGTGCGCGACAGCACCGACCCCGATGCCGTAAAAGCGCCGATTCCGGATTCGATCGGCTGATCCGAGCTGCTGACGATGCTGTAGGCGACCAGGTCGCCGTCGGTGAACCAGTCGCCCAAGGCAGGGAAGCCGGTTACGGACGACAGCGTGATCGCCCCAGTGCCGGCCGTGTTGGTCGTTGCTTGGGTCCAGTTGGCGAGCATGATCAGCTCAGCGTCAGGACGCCGCCGGCGGCGTCAAAGTCTACGGTCACAGCCTCGCCGTCGAGCAGGGTGATGCTGTCGCCGCGGTCGACGTAACCCACCAGGGGCTTGCCGGCGGCGGTGTCGTTGTAGACGACGGCATAGCGGAAGGGGCCGATGGAGCCACCCGCGGCCGTGATCACCTCGTCAGCAATCGTGACCTTCGCGATGCCGCCAACTTCGGCCAGCACGACCGAATCCAGTACATAGCCGCCGGCGACATAACCGCCCGTCGCCGCAACTTGGGTGATGTTGGCCAGGACAGTATTCGTTGCGGCCGGCGCCGTGTTGGTCAGCGCGACCTTGAGCACGTGCGTGCCGAAGTCGTGCTTACCGCGCAGCACCTGCTCGGCGAAATCTTCGAATTTTTGCAGTTGTGGCATGTGCTGCCTTTCGATATTCGGTAATGCCGCCAGCAGAGCCGGCGGCAGGGGATTACTTCAGCGATTCGGCGTAGGTGACGGCGGCCGGATCGGCATCGACGATGCCCGCCAGGGCTTTCACCTCAGCAGCGGTCAACTCAACAACATCGTCCGGCTCGCCGTGCTCGCACTTGGCAAGGACGCGCACCTTGATTATTTTGGCTTCAGCCATGTCATTCTCCGAGAGCGGCGGCCAGCAAAAGCCGGCCGCCCATTACGATCAAGTGGCCGAGTTCTGGTAGTACTTGATCGCACCACCGACGTCGACCATGTTCGCGCCCGAGCGCTGGAAGGCCACGAAGCCGACCTGGCCTTTCAGCGTGTAAGCGCTGTCGGTCATGCGGAACAGGGTGGTGTCCATCACGTCGCGCACCAGGTACTTCGAGAAGTCGCCGAACAGGATCGACTTGGCGTTGGCGACCATGGTTGGCATGTGCTGGTTGATGACGATCTCACGACCCAGCAGGCGATCCGGGGCGCCGCCCGGGTTGCCTTGTTCGTAGCCCGGCACGAAGATCGGGCGGCCCTGGGTGTCCTTCAGCTTGCGCAGCACCTTCAGGGTGTCGTCGTGCATCATCCAGCGGCCCGACGGGCGGTAGTACGGATCCACCGAGTGCTCCAGGTCGACCAGGTCGTCGTAGGTGACGGTCGCGGTCTGGCCGGTCGCGCCGACCTTGCCGGCGACAGCGGCGGCGACGATGCCGCGCGGCTGGGCCGAGCCGGTGCCGACGGTGTGGTGACGGTTGTGGATGCGACCGATGCGCAGCTGCAGCAGGTTCGAGATGTACGACTCGACGTTAAACATGTTGTCCTGCAGCAGTTCGAACGGCAGGGCGATCGACTTCGACGAGTATTTGTAGACATCTAGCGATGCCTGGCCGAAGGCGGTCTCGCCGACGGTGGCGGAGGCATTCTGGCCGACGATCTCACCCTCTTCCGAGGTGGAGTCAGCGGTCGGGAACAGCATCTGTGCGCCGGTCGAGGTCTGGATGCCGGTGGCGACGCTGCGAACGGCGTAAGCTGCCTTCATTGCCTGGATCAGGTTGCGGCTGAACTCGGTGGCCACGGTATAGCCACCTTCGGTCGCGGTGGTGGTCGACATCGCGGCGCGGATGTCGGGATTCACGCGCGCGAACATCGCGTTACGCTGCTCCGCCGACAGGGCGCCCAGGCCGCCGGTCAGCATAGCGCGCAGGGCTGCGCCTTCGTCGGTCTGCGCGCCACCCGGACGGGTAGCCGCAGCCAGTGCGAGGGCGTGCTGCGCTTCCGGCGAGTCGGCAGTTGCCTGCAGCACGCGCTGTTCGCGGGCGATCTCGGCGTCGATCGATTCGACTTCGGCCAGGATGGTGTCCAGCTGGGCTGCCTCGGCGGCCGGCATGCGCTGGTCGGCAGGGTACTTGTTGTTCAGGTCGTTGGCCTTCTTGGCCGCGGCGTCGCGCTGGGCGCGCAGTTGTGCGAGCTTGCTCATGTGGGTAGAACCTTTCGGTGGTGGTCCGCTCTCGCGGCCGGGGTGGGCGAAAAAATAGCCGCACTAGGCGGCTTGTTTAGTGGCGCGAGAGCGCTCAGCTAACTTGCAGGCGGGCCAGCATGGAGATGCGCTGTTGCTGGCGGGCGCGGTGTTCGGCGGTGGCAGACGGGTCGGGCTGTTCGGGCTCTTGGGCGGCGGGCTTCGGCGCCTTGGCGTAGGCGCTCATGTTCCAGGACGCCTCGGCCTTCTTGCCTTCGGCGACGCGGTCGACCAGGCCGGCGGCGACAGCTTCGTCGGCGGTGTACCAGGTCTCGGCATCCATGGCGGCGCGCACGTCGTCGAGAGCCATGCCGCTTTTCTTGGCGTACTGCGCCGCCAGCGAGCCATCAACCTTCGACAACAGGGTGGCCGTCGCCGTCAGGTCGTTCGCGTTGCCCATCGCCCAGGTCCAGGCGTTGTGGATCATGTAAAAGCCGCCGTCCGAGATTTCGACTTCATCAGCGGCCGTGGCGATCACCGTGGCGGCGCTGGCCGCGTAACCGTCGATGTGCGCTACGACCTTGGCGCCAGTGTCGCGAATGGCCTGGCAGATCGCCTGCGCCGCGAACACGTCGCCGCCCGGGCTGTTAATACGGAGGTGCACGGTGCCGCCCTTGATGTCGCGAATCAGCGGCACCAGGGTTTCTGCGGCGACGCCGCCCCACCAGTACGCGGTATCCTCGTCGGCCACGATCGCGTCGTAGATGTAGATCGTGGTTTCATCGCCTTCAGCGACGATCCTCGACTGAGGCAGGCGCTCAGGCCGCTTCTTGTTGCTGGCCAGGAGCTTGGTCAGGCTGTTCGGCATTCGTGCCTCCATTCATTTGCAGGTTGGTATTCGGCGGCATGTTCTCGCGGCGCCGGATTTCGTCGGCGGACATGAACGGCATTTCGCCAGCTCGGCCCAGGGCGGTGCGGTAAGCGTCGAAGCGGGCCTTGATGTCGCCGCGCTCGAGCGCCGCGGTGATGTGCTCGACGAAGAACCGCTCGCGCACCGGCCACAGCTTGCTGTTCAGCTCCTGCGCGATGGGCGTAAGGTGCCGCTGCAGGGTGTAGCGGACGAAGCCGATACCCATGTTTTCCACGCCGGAGCCCCACGAGGTGGTTTTGTCTGTGTGGCCAACCATGAAGGGCGGAACGCCGAAGATGCGGCAGATTTCCTCGACCGTGAACAGGCGGGTTGCCAGGATTTCGGCATCCTTCGAGTTCACGCTCAGCTGCGCCGGCTCCAGGCCGCCGCCAAGGATCAGCGGGCCGCGCCCGCCGTTCTGCACGCGCGCCAGCAGGGATGCTTTCAGCTGCTCGAGCTGGGTCTTGTCGAGCTTGGATGCTGTCTTCAGGGCGTAGTCGAAGTTTGCGCCACCAGAGAAGAACTGGCCGGCGTACTCCTGAGCCGACAGGGCAGTTCCGATCGCCTCCAGAGCTGCGTAGGTCAGCGGGCTCGGACTGGTCAGCCCGTCAAAGCCCAGGCTCGGCAGGTGGATGATGTCTTCGCGCGACAGTACGTACGACGGCTTATCAGGCGGCGTAATACGGTAGCGCACCGTGTCGCCATCCCTGAACGGCGCCACGGTATGACGGGGCAGGGGCTTCCAGCCAGTGACCCGGTTGCTCGAGAAGCGCGGGCGGATCAGTTCGCCGAAGCCGTCGCCGTGCGACAACTTGGAAAGCATGATCGCCTCCCACGCCGTGGCCGACGTCCAGCCATCGCTGGCCTTTTCGTTCAACATCCACCAGTAGTCATGGTCGGCCGAGTCGCGCTCGTTGCCCAGGCGCTCGTAAATACCGATCGGCAGGGTAGCGATTGCGCCAGCGACCAGCGACATGCAGGCGTAGGCTGCGGACACGCGCATCGCGGTCTCGGCGGTCACCGAGGCGCCCGACGACGACCGGTGCGCGGCGCCGAGTAGGTTCGCCAGCTCGGTCATTGTCAGGCTGCCGCTGGAGTTCTCGCCCAAGGCGACCAGGCCGGCACGCTCAGCGCCGCCGTCTCGACCGGCCAGCCAGGAGCCAAGCACGCGCGAATCGTGCCGCTTGGCCTCCAGGTTCAGTAGTTTTCCGGTCATTACATGTCCAATACGTAGATTTCAGGTGTGTTCGCCGAGGCAGCTACCGGACTCAGGTTCATCAGCGACACCGCGTCGAACAGAGCCATCAGCGGGTCGATCTTCGCCGTCCCGCTGGCCTGTTTCGTGATCGAGATTGCGTTACCAGCCGGGACGATCCGGGCGTTACCGACGCTCCAAGGCATCAGTCCGGACTTGGCCACCAGCAGCTCACCGCCGGCGAGCTTTCGCTCGGTTGTCTTGATCGCACCGTTCAGGCGCCAGCCCTGGCTGATCGCTACGATGTCGTTCTGCACATCGAAGCCGCGCGCCGACAGTTCGTCGACGATGTCACCGATGCCGGCGGCGTCGACGCCGATGCCTTGCTTCTCCGGCAGCAGGCCGGCATCGCGCACGCGGCACACGACGTCGGCGAACTCCTGTACGTCTTGGCCGGGCCGGTCAACGATCGTCAGCGTGCCTTCCTTCTGGAAGTCCAGCAGGCGAGGGGCGATCTCTTTTCGGCGCTCCAGGGCGATCTTGTGAGCCCAGGCGTGGAACCAAGCCAGCCAGCGTCCAGTCTCGCGCTCGCGGCCGACCACCGCCTGGCCCAGCAAGTCGTCCAAACCGCCGCCGTCAGCGCCGACAACGGCCACTTCGCACCGGTTCAGCAACTCGTCGAGCGTCAGCACGGTCTGCGCCTGCTCCCAGTAGTCGGCGCCGGCCCAGCGGTCGGAGCGCAGATTCAGGCCAATTTCGACGTTCAGGTGCTTGGCGAGGAATTGCTGGAAGGTGCCGTCAGTCTTCGTCTGGTTCTTGCGTAGCTGGTCTTCAAGCCACTCGGCGCTGACCGAACGCCCCATATTCGGGTTGGTAACGTAGAAATTTTCGGGTCGCAGGTATGCTTTCGACTTCAGCATCGCCTCGGGGAACTCGTACAGAATGCCGAGTGTCTTGCGATCCTCAATCTTCCCGTCGCGAACGTCTCGCCAGTAGTCCAGCTTTTCCTTGAACACTCCGGCGGGCGGGTCGTCACTCTGGGTCGTCAGGTAAATTACCCAACCCTCATCGCGCGACACCTGCCCGCCAAGCGCTTCCATGAACATTGCTTGCGCGTTGGCGCGCTTACCGAACAGCCAGAGTTCGTCGACCAGCACACGGCCAGCCTTTTTCCCTGAAACCGTGTCTGTGTCAGCTGCGACAACCTTGAGGCTGTTGCGCGAAACACGGTGTGTAATCGTGCGCTGGTGGTCCTGAATGTGGAACAGTGCAAGCAGCTCGTCATCCGCGCGGATCATGCTCGCCGCAGGCTTAAAGCTATTGTCAGCCACCTCTTTAGTCGGCGCCAAGATGAGGTGTTCCTCCTCTTCGCGCCAGCAGATGATGACTGCGGTGACCATGATGCCGGCCGCCAGGGTGGACTT